TTGCAGAATCCCACTGCTGAAGAAGGTGCGATCATTAAAAGGGAGTGGTGGAACATCTGGGAGAACGATGATCCACCACAAGTAAGTTATATCATACAATCTTATGATACTGCATACAGTAAATCTGAAAGAGCTGACTTTTCTGCAATAACAACTTGGGGTATATTCAATCCAATTGAGGGTGAAAGTGAAGCTATCATTCTACTTGACGCACAAAGAGGGCGTTGGGATTTCCCAGAATTAAAGGATGTTGCTCATAGATTATATACTGAATATGATCCCGATATGGTGTTAATTGAACAAAAAGCGACAGGTACACCATTGACACATGAGTTAAGACGTATGGGTATTCCTGTCACGCCTTTTACGCCAAGTAGGGGTGCAGATAAGTTTACACGTATGAACTCTTGTGCTCCCGTCTTTGAAAGTGGCATGGTTTGGCGACCTGATACACAGTTTGCAGATGAGGTTGTAGAAGAATGTGCAGCGTTTCCAAATGGTGAATATGACGATTTAGCTGATAGTATGACACAAGCCATCTTGCGTTTTCGTCAAGGAGGGTTTATCATCACTCCAAGCGACTACGAAGAAGATGAATACTATCGAGAAAAAAGAGAGTATTATTAATGAAATTTGAAGATATTTTTGATTTATCAAATATTGTTTCATCATTTGCACAATCTCCAGAAGCAACAATAGCTGGCACTATTGATAAAGAAGGTGAAGCATCTCCTGCACCAGAAGGATTTGCACAAGATATAGTTTTAGGTTTACCCCAAGGTTTAGGAAAAGCCGTTAAACAAGAAGGTCCTAAATTTGGATTAGGTTTAGCAACAAGTATTCCAGCATTACCATCAGATTTATTTGATTTAAACAAATTAATAACAGATTTAGCTGTTGATTACGCACCAAAACCTATTTCTAAAGTAGCAGAATTTAGTTCACCTATAGCAGATTTTTTCTCTGAAAAAGCAGGCAGAGAAAAATTTGATCAATTATTAAATAAGTTTGGTATTCCATCTGATGCAAGCGATCCAAGTCAAATGGCTGGTGAAATTTTACTTCCCGTAGGTTTATTGACACAAGCTGGAAAATTAAAAAATTTAAAAAAATTGCCTGGTGGTGGATTAACAGATGCTGCAAATTTCTTAGCAAGAACAGGACGTGCATCTACTTTAGATGAAGTTCCACCTAATTTATTGACAGATTTACAAATAATAGAAAATAGATTAGATGAAATAAGACAAGCTGAAAGAGCAGCTCGACAAAATGTTGTTGATGCCCCTGAATTAGATATAGAATTAATCAATCAAAAAAAAGTTAAAAATGTACCAGTTGAACAATCAAAACTTGATATAGATTTTTTAGACGTAACGGATTCTACTTATCCTGAATTAAATTATGGTGTAAAATCTATTCACGATGATCCAGGCAACATAGTTTCAGATTTAGTTAAAACAAGACCTGTACATTTTAACGCAGAAATTGTTGCTACAAATATTTTAAAAGAGAATCCCAATGGATTGAAAGGAAAAGTCTTAATTAAAAAATTAAAAGACTTTGGCGGTATTTCTAAAAAAGAATTACAAGATACTGGTTTGTTAAAATTTGAAAATAGTGACGATATAATTACGTACAATAAAGATTATGAAGGTGTTCCAGGCAATCATTTAGTCAATACTAACACTAAAGAGAGTATTGATATGACTAGGAATAATAATAAGGTTGTTCTTTCTTCTATACTTAAAAGTGATATAGATAGCAGAAAAATTGCTTATGATGATATTATAGATAGATCATTGTCGTTTGCACAAGCATCAAGATTATATGGTATTAGCGAAGATCAATATGAAGCTATAATTTCTGGAGCCGCAAGGGAACAAATAGAGAGTGGAAATGATGCGATTAGAATTTTTGACACATCACAAAGAATACCAAATTTTGAGTCAGAACAAATAGATTACGGATTTTTAACTATTAACTCAAAAAGTGGTAAAGCAACAAATGATAGACACTCAACAAATATTTTACCATTAGATAAATCAAGATTAGCTCATTCAAGATTTTCTATTAGGCAACATCCTGTTACAGGTAAAAAATACCTTGTTCCTGAAGAATGGCAAACTGATTTTTTTAATGAAGTTTTTGGAACTAAAAAACAACCTGGTGGAGGTTTTAGAATTAAAACTGGTGATCCAGAGCTTGACAACAAATTAATAAAAGATATTGAAAAGGAAGTATCAAATGTTAAAACTGATGCTTTGTATAAACCAGTTTTTACATCAAAAAACTACGAATTAAAAACTAACAATGAAATTTTTGGGTCAGATTTATCAAAAATTTTTGATGAAATTGACAAAGCTGACCAAGAACTTAAACTTTATCAAGCAAGGTCACATACCAGAGTAGGTGGTGCAAGGACAACATTTGCTGAAAATAGGGAAGATATAAAAAATGCTTTAAATTATTATCAAGGTAACAATGCTGAAAGTTTTGATGAAGTTGTAAAAATAATAAACAGTAGATTAAAAAGACCTATAGACGATCAATCATTAAAACTTTTAACACCTTTAATGTTTGTCGATGATTTACAAATTAGATTAGCACCAGATCAAGAAAAATTAATTACAACAGTACAAAATATTTTTGGATTTAGAGGAACTGAATTTGAGATTGGAAATAGATTTGATAATAAACAAGCTATAGATAAAGGCTCTGAATTTTATTATGATTATTTTAGAAATAGACCAAGTATGGCTAAAGAAATATCTAGTATTTTTGGTGATATTAGAAATTTTAATAAAAAATATGTAAATCTATATGAAGGAATTAAAAAAGATTTAAATCTTAAAGAGATTAGTGAATCTATTATACCTAAAAAAATAAATATTGATGAACAATTACCAGATTTAGATGCAATTCCCACAAATTGGATGAACACCTACGTTAGAGGTGATGTAATTTCTAATGATGAAAAATTTAAAGAATTAGGAGAAAGAGTAAATAATTATGAACCTAAAAAAATAGAACAAAGAACTATAAGTTATCAAAATCAAGCAAAAATATTGCAATATTTACATGAAAAAGTGCCAGGTTTAAAAGCAAATACAGATGCAGCATTAAAAAAATATGTAGCAAACCAATTAAAAAAATATACAACTATTCCTATGAATTTTGAAATAGCAGAATCAGAAATCTTAACAGCATATGATTTAGGTACTACTTTAGCTAGACAATTAGCAGAAAATTTGCACCTTCTTACATTTAGCATATATAATACAAAACCTCGCTTACTTGCAAAACAAATCACGACCTATTTTTTAGATATATTAAATAAAGACGATATAAAAGACCCTCTTTTAAATAATCTCATAAAAAGTAATTTAAAAGAAAAAGCCCTACTTACAAGACTTCGTGGAGCAAAAGACGGACCTGAATATCAACCATTTTCAGATTCAAAGGAGTGGGTAAAAATACTCGCTAGAGATTATTTAAGATTAGCTGCAGATTTAGATGTAGATGGTATTGTAATTCCAAACCCAGCGGCTTATATGTCAGCAGGTCTTAGAGGAAGTGAAAAAGTAGAAAGATTTTACGAAGATATTGTTATGGCTCAAATTGCAAAAGTCGCAAAAGAAACTGGTAAGGATGTAGACACTATTCAATGGAAGGGTTGGAATAAAAAACGTGGTGACAATAGATACGGTGATCAACATAAAATAATAGAAACTGATCCAAATTTAAAGGGTAAGTCTATCAAAGGATATAAATTTGGTGGACTTGTAGGTTCATTAAATGGTATCAATGTATTAGATTTAGGAGAAGTAAGAAATGGCTGAAATTCCTTTAGGGCCAGGTGGTCCTGTAGAAGAGACACAAGGACTACCTGAAGAGATAGATGTAGTTGAATCACCTATCGTACCAAATGTGACAGAGCTTGAGAGTGGTGCAGCTATTATTGGTGAGTTACCTGAAGAACAGCCAATGCCAGTAGATCAAATTCCTTTTGATGCTAATTTAGCAGAATTTATAGATGAAGGTGAATTAGGGGTTATTTCTTCTGATTTAAAACAATCTATTCGTGATGATTTATCATCAAGAGAAGAGTGGGAGCAGATATATAAATCAGGTTTAGAATTATTAGGTATTAATTACGAAGATAGAACAGAGCCTTTTGAGGGTGCAACAGGTGTAATACATCCGTTGCTTTCTGAATCTATTACACAATTTCAAGCACAAGCATATCGTGAGTTGTTGCCTGCTGGTGGACCTGTAAGAGTACAAATAGTTGGTCAAGAAACACCAGATGTTATCGCACAAGCTGAACGTGTTAAAGATTACATGAACTACGAAATAGTCAATAACATGGAAGAGTTTGATCCAGAACTCGATCAAATGTTATTTTATCTTCCTATTGTTGGTTCAACATTTAAAAAAATATATTTTGATCCGTTATTACAAAGAGCTGTTAGTAAGTTTGTCCATGCGGAAGATATAATCGTACCATATTCTGCTACAGATTTACTGACAGCTTCTCGTGTAACTCATGTAGTAACTATGAGTAAAAACGATATTCTTAAACTACAACTCACTAAATTTTACAAAGATGTTGATTTACCTACATCAGGCTCTGATGAGTCATCTTATGATGAGATAAAAGATCAATTAGGACGTGTAGATGGTATGACACCATCTGGTTATGATGAAGATATTGTAATACATGAAATACATACAAATTTAGAGATAAAAGGTTTTGAAGATAGAGATGAAAATGGTGAAGAGACAGGATTAAAATATCCATATATTGTTTCCATGCTCGAAAAGACAGGCGAAATACTATCTATAAGACGTAATTACGATCAACAAGATTTACTGATGCGAAAGAAACAATTCTTTGTGCATTACAAATTTTTGCCTGGTCTTGGATTTTATGGATTTGGCTTAACACATATGATGGGTGGTCTTGCCAAAGCATCAACAAGTTTACTTAGACAATTAATTGATGCAGGTACATTAAGTAATCTTCCTGCAGGATTTAAGAGATGAAGACTCACCTCTTGCCCCTGGTGAGTTTAGAGACATTGATGTTGCAGGTATGGATATACGTCAATCATTGATGGCATTGCCGTTTAAAGAGCCGTCAAACACGTTATATTCGTTGTTAGGTACTTTGGTAGACTCTGGCAGACGTTTCGCTTCTATGGCTGATATGAAGATTAGTGAGATGGGTGGAGAAACACCTGTTGGCACGACAATGGCTATTATGGAACGTGGCACGAAGGTTATGAGTGCTATTCATAAAAGACTTCATTATTCACAAAAACAAGAATTTAAATTATTAGCAAACATATTCAGAGATAATCCTGCACCATATCCATATCAAACAGGATTACCGCCTATGATAAAGGCAGCAGACTTTGATGATCGTATTGATGTTTTACCTGTCAGTGATCCAAACATTTTTTCTATGTCACAACGTATTGCATTAGCTCAAACACAGTTACAGTTGGCACAGAGTAATCCTGAAATACATGGTGGACCACAAGGTTTATATCAAGCATATCGTAAAATGTACGAAGCATTAGGTGTGTCGAATGTAGATCAAGTTTTACCTAGACCGCCACAACCACAACCAGTTAATCCTGCTAGAGAAAATCAAGAAGCCATGCGTGGTCAAAGGTTACAAGCATTTCCACAACAAAACCATGAAGCTCATATTGAAGCTCATTTAGCTATATTATCAACACCTGTTGCACAAGCTAATGCAACAATAGTTATGACATTACAAGGTCATATACAAGAACATATAGGTATGATGGCTGAAGCTATGGCACAACAAGAAATTATGGCTAGTATACCACCAGAACAACAGATGATGATGCAACAAAATCCACAGATGATGCAAGAGAT